GGGCGACACGCCGTCGCTGCTCTACGTCATCGACAATGTGCTCGCCAATGGCACCGGCGATGATCCGGCGGATGCGGGTGGCGGATGGGGCGGGCGGTTCGAGAAGGACGCGACCAAGGGCAATAATTACTGGAGGGATATCCAATCGGGGCAGACGCTCGGAAGCTATCCCGGCGCGAACACGATCCGCATCCACCAGTCCGACATCAAGGCCGATCTCGCCGCGAAGTTCGCCCTGCTCGCCAACCCTACAGTCACCGATTGCGAGACGTTCAGCGATATTACCGCGAACGACACCACTGTTGCGGGCAGAAATCCGGTTCCGCTTGGCGGCGCATGGCAGAACTGGCGATCCGATCGCCCGATGGACGTCATCAACAATAACCAGCAGGACTATGTTACCGGCACATCTTCCTCAACGTCGGTCCACTTTCTGAACAACACCCCCGCCGCGCCGGAATATACCGTGGAGGCGGTGTGCTGGTTCACCAGCAACGTCAATTATGGCGGGCTCATGATCAACGCCAATGGCACGCTAGCTGGTAGTAACACCACCTGGCACAGTTTCTTCCTGGAGGGCGGATCGCCTTATCCGTGGCGGCTCAACCGCTTCATTCAGGCCAGTGCGATCGATACGGGGATCGACGAGGCGCAGGGCGATACGATCAGCATCTCGACCAACGAACCCGCCCGCTACCGGATTACGCGGACGGACAATGGCGACGGGACCGCGAAGCATCGCACATGGATACGCAAGATTTCCGGCGGCGGCTGGGTGCTGGTCCATGACGAAACCGAGAGTTCACCCGGCTCGTTCCCGGTCGGCAAGCCGGGCATCCGGGGTAACAATGCATTCCGCGTCGGCGCACTTGTGGCGCGCAGCAATGCGTCGCCGCCGCTGGTCCCGGCGCTGCTAACGAATACGCAGACATTCTATGCGCCGACAGTTTCACCGGGTGAGGTGAGCCTGGCACCCTCACTGCTCTCGAATACGTCGACATTTTACGCGCCGACCATTTCGGTGGGTGTGGCCACGCTTTCGCCACCGCTTCTGACAAACGGGCAAACATTCTTCGCGGCGACAGTTTCGGTCGGTACGGTCGATCTCGCGCCAACGCTGCTTACGAATACATCGACATTCTACGCCCCAACGGTGACGCCGGGGGCTGTTACGCTCTCGCCGCCGCTACTGACGAACACCGCGACATTCTTCAGCCCGACGGTGACGGCTGAGAGCGGAACGCAGACACTCACGCCTGACCTGTTCACCAATGATAATAGCTTCTACGGCCCGACCGTTTCACCCGGCGCGGTCACGCTATCGCCTTCGCTCCTGACCGATGGAGAGACGTTCTACGCGCCGACAGTAACAGTGGGCGCAGTCACTTTGACGCCATCGCTGTTCACCAACAGCAACACATTTTACGGTCCGACAGTCTCGCTTGAGGGCGCGCCGCAAACGCTGACGCCAAGCCTGTTTGCCAACGATAATGTGTTCTACGCGCCAACGGTAACGCCGGGGGCAGTCGAGCTTGCAGCGACGCTTCTGACCAACGGCAGCAGTTTTTTTGCTCCGACTGTCACGGTGGGGGCCGTCACGCTGAGCCCGGCCTTGGTGGCAAACGATAACGTGTTTTACGCGGCGACAGTCGAGATTGCGGGTGGCCAGCGCGTCGCGACGGTGGGGCGCGGGACACGCCGCCCGCCGAATATCTCAACGGGCGGTCGTCCGGCTGCAATATCAAGAGGGGTGCGTTAATGGGTTACAGGCTCATCACCGCGCCCGCGACCAACCCGGTCAGCCTTGCGGAGGCTTGTGTGTTCCTTCGCCGGGAAGTGGGCGAGGATGACGATCGGATCAACGCACTGATCGCGGCAGCTACGAGCTTTCTCGACGGCGCGAACGGGATGCTGGGCCGCTGTCTGGTATCTCAGACATGGGAGCTTGTTCTTGACGAGTTTTCGGACGCGATCAAGCTAGGGCTGGGGCCGGTCACTTCGATAACGTCGGTCAAATATTATGATACCGCAGGCGATGAGCAAACGCTTTCGGCGGACTATTACACGGCTGACCTGACGAGCGATCCGCAGTGGATCGTGCTCAATTCCGACTATTCATGGCCCGATCTGATGGATGGTGTGAACGCGGTGACGATCCGCTTCGTGGCGGGCTACGCGGCTGTTCCTGAGACGGTGAAGCAGGCGATCCTGTTCCTGACATCGGCCATGTATTCGAACGGCGGGGCGATCCCTGACGACACTTGGAAAACGGTTCACGCGCTACTCGCAAACACCCGCGCATTTTCTCTTTAACAGGAGCCATTTGATATGACTGACATTTCGATCACTGCGGCCAATGTGCTGGCTGGGTCTGGGGCATCTATTCGCCGGGGCACGGCTGGCGCGACCATCACCGCCGGTCAAGTGCTGTACTATGACGGCGCGACCGCCAAATATAAACTGGCGGACTGCGACGGCGCGACAGCGCTCCGCACGCCGGTTGGCATTGCCCTGAACGGGGCTTCGGACGGTCAGCCGATTTCACTGGTTGACAGGGGGCCTGTGACGATCGGCGGAACGCTTACAGCGGGCGTTGCTTATTACCTTAGCCCAACGGCGGGCGGTATATGCCCGGTGGCTGACGTATTGTCCGGAGATTATAGCGTTATCCTTGGTATCGCGACATCCGCCTCCGTTCTTAATGTGAACATCCAAGAGTCTGGTGTGGCCCTCTAGTGGACGCAGGCAAGATGCAGTGGCGGATCACGCTGCTGCACTCTGTCCAGACACGCGCGGCGACCGGGCAGGTTACTGAGACATTCGAGCAATATGCCCAACCATGGGCGCAGCGTATCGAGCAGCGGATTTCCGAGCGGTTCACTGCCGGGGCAGATCAGGTCGACGGTTCGCTGATCTGGCGCATCCACTACCGCGCCGACGTGCTGCAAACCGACGCCGTGGAATATGGCGATGATCGGTTCGAGATCATGGGGATTGAAGAGGTCGGGCTCCGTGAGGGGCTGGACCTGCAATGCAAGCGGCTGGGGGCTAATGTGTGATGGCCACTGTTCGCGGGATCAAGGAAATCAACGATATCCTTGAAAAGCTGCCCGATCGCATGCAGCAGAATGTGATCGCGGCTGGTAATCGCGCGGTGGCTAAAGCGATCGCCGATGAGGCCAAGCGCGCCGACATTGATGTTTCAATCAAGGCCGCTGTGCATTTCGAGCAGGACCCGCGCAGGCGGCGCACAAAAGCCTTTCTGGTGGGCTTGCGCAGGCCATGGTCGAAGCTGGGGCATCTGTTCGAGTTCGGCACGCAGGAGCGCGTCCAGAAGACGACGGGGCGGGCTACAGGGCGTATGCCGAAGACGCCGTGGCTGCGGCCAGCACTTGAGGCGATCGGCGGCAAGGCGGCCGACATTTGGTCAAAGGCGGCCTCTCGCAACCTTGACCGGCAATTGAAGAAGATGGCGAAATGATCTCGACGGCCATCATCGCCAAGCTCGATAGTGTGAGCGCGGTAACGGATTTGATCGGGACGAAGGTTTATCCGCAGCAGGCTCCGGCCGGGGTTGATTATCCTATCGTGACATTCTCGCAGGTGACGGACGGCAGCAAGGAAACCCGGCCTCTTGTGGGCGCGGTGAAGTTGTTTCGCACCTTGCAGCAATTCGACATCTACTCGCGTGACAGGGCACAGGCTGACGCCATCGCAAACGCCGTTCGCGGCGCACTTGATGCCGTGACGAATGAAACATGGGGCGGGCTGACGATAAAGGCCGCGATCTTCGACTTTCAACTCGACGCCGATTTCGAACCCGATCCGAACCTTTACCGGATCATCCAGCAATATCGCATTTCTTACCTGGAGGCATAAATGTCTGACGCAATTGAATCACAGGGAACGGTCGTCGCGATCGGGCAGGGAGACGCTGTTTCCGTGGCCGCCGGGGCGGACGTGTTCGATAATATCGGTGAAGTGAAGACGTGGAACGGGCCAAGCGGTTCGGCGTCCGTGATCGACGTTTCGCACCTCACCTCGACACGCCGTGAAAAGCGGATGGGGCTTGCCGACGAAGGTCAATTCTCGATCACCTTTAGCCGCATTTTTGGGGATACGGGGCAGGACAGCGCCAGGACGGCGCGCGGTGATCGCGAGCTTCGCAATTTCAAGGTCACATATTCTGACGGCACCATCGGCTCGTTCACCGGCTTCGTGCTGGAGTTCCAGACTTCAGGCGGTGTTGACGGCGTGGTCGAGGGCACGGCGAACATCGAGATCAGCGGGGCTTACACTGAAGCATGACGCTTAAATCAGACATCCTCGCCGCAGCTGGAGTCCCTGAAGGCGAAGCCGAGATCGCGGGCCAC